TAAGCGTGGGCCGCGGCGGGGCGTTAGCTGATTGTGGCCCTTCCCCCGCCGCGGCCGCGTGCTGTGAGTAACCGGGTGTGAGTAATACCCGGTTTACACTAACCGTTATGAGAATAAAAACACCCTAGAAAATACCTGTAACCTATGAGCTGCAACCTTTCTGGCTAATTACTTATTTTTACTAATATGCTACAAATACTACAATATGTTTTAATTAAGTCTTTAAAAATTAATATGCTTCTCTCAGGTTTGAAGCAATCAGCAAAATTTTTGTGTAGCAGGTTAGCCGCGCGTATTACTTTTGGAGTATCATCAAATATTGAAGTCGCGGCTAGCCTGGTGCCAAAAATTAGCGCAGCGGTTGCTGATTGCGCCCAGGGGTTAGTTCGTTAACACTCTTTGCTTAATAGTTTTATACATTTCCGTTAGAATTTTATGCTTAACACTAATGATGATAAAGAACAAGAATTGGAGCGCCTTCGTAAAGAGCTTCAGGAAAGCCGCAAGAGAGAAGCACAGAAAGATGCTGAGATACGACGTTTGAATGAGAAAATTGCTCGTGCTAAAGATATTAACCCCGTTAAAAAGTTTTCAATATCTCGTGTTAAGCGTTTGGCTGAGCCTGCTCTCTTAGATGTTAATAAAGTTGAACGTGGATATGAATTAAGTTTTGGTTCCAGTCTCAAACGTGTCTTTAAAAAACTTAGTCATATTTTCGATATCCTTGTTCTTGGCGATTGGTATTTATCAGATATTTTTAAGGCTGATTATTTTGCTCCTAATAAGTATGGATATGTACCCCCTAATTCGTCCTTTAATGATTCTGTAGAGGGTTCGGATGATTGTACTCTTGAGCCTATCTCTGTACTTAAAAGAAAGGTTGCAAGTGTTTCTTCTTTAACTACTTTAGGTGTTCATGAGGTGATTAATGCCGTCATGGGTGGGACTCGTAGGCTTGTTGAAACAGTCGATAAATACGGTGATATTGTTTCTCAGAAACTTTCCTCTACTCCTTTTGCTGACTCCTATACTGATGAAACTTTAAATCAAGCCCAAAATTCCTATGATACTTGGGATGAGTCGCTTGACGATTTTTCACCAGCATAGTTTGATTTATCTTTTCTCCCTAAATATATTTTAAAGCAGCAAGCGCTGCCAAATGTATTGGGTAGAAATAGTAAAAAAACCTTTTTTCAAATTCATCTGGCTTTTTGTCTTTAGCTGGGTTGTGGTAGGTTACAATTAGCGGTGCAAAAATTGCTGCTAATTGTATTAAGCTTTGGGCAAAAGTGGCGTAAAGTAAGTTTGTAACTGCCCAAACAAACCACCATTTTTTTGAGATGGGACTCATCATTAAAAGCGGACAGATTATTGCAAACCATCCATAATCTACATTGAGGATTTGTGCAGTTACTAGACCTACACTGATCACTAACAATTTTTCCTTTCTTATTTGTATTTGCTGAAAGGTAATTGTACTTATGGCCAAACTCAGCAAAATGTTGAGTTTTAGACTCGAGAACAGAAGTACATGAGGAATCTGTGCGATCATTCCAAAAAGTAGCAATCGTACAATTATTTTATTTGCGCTTCCTCCGTTTTCTTTGCGGCGTTGCCAGTTCATTGCAAAAATCCAGCAGAACAGAGGAAAACTTAAGCGACCAATAATTCTCATCCAGGGATTATTAGCTACGAATCCTATATGGTCTATCACCATGATGATTGTAGCTATTACTTTGATTAGGTTTTGGCTCATTTTTTTGCTCTCAACAGTTTTTCAATTTTGCTTAAGCAGTCCTTTCATTTTGGTTAAGCATAAGCAGGGTTTCAATTTTTACTAGTTCATCAATACCTGTTGCTGATAGCTTATAAAGCTTGTTGGCGTTTTCCCAAGTGATTTCTACTTGTTCTTTAGCTGCTAATTTTTGTAAGTTGGCATAGATTGACGTTTTTGTAGGCGGCTTGGTCATCCCTAATTCCCTAAATCCTCTAACCACTTCACTTAGTGAGATTGACTTTCTCTTTTTACCCAAAATTTGCAGCAGCAGTAAATTCGTTAAACTCATGAGACTGTTTACTGAGGTACTAACTTTTATCATATTTGGCAAGTTTACAAATTTGTATCAGTTTAAAAAAAGATACGTGTTATCACTACTTGTAGGTTTTCTAGTTTGAGGATTTACTAGATTTATACGTCGGAGGTGACATTTTGCTTCTGATTTTTTTAGTACATCTCTGCATATTGAGCTGTACCTTTAACTCTTTGCTATTTTTTTTAGTTGTTCTTACATTGCCAAATGATTGACTTTTTACTTGCTTCTGCGATTGCAACTGCTGCACCTCGCACCTCTTCTCCTGTTCGTTTTACTCCTCCTGCAAATTCTGCGCCTGCTTCAAGTCCTTCTTCTACGTCTGCGCCTACCCTTCCTGCTGTACCTATTGTTTACCCGAATCGAAATCCTCCTTTGTTGCCTTCTCCTACAAATCAGCCATCTAATAAATCCTGGTCGGACAAAGTTTGGGAAAGGTATCAAGATCGGCAGCGTAATTTACCTAGCAACTAGATAAGGACTGATTAAAATGGCTGTAAATCAAGAAGGTCGCGATTTCATTTCTGACTTGGTTAAGCTGGTTGATATTCAAGGAAGTGGTATGGGTTCCACTCCTGGTATTAAAACTACCAATGTAGCTGGCTATCCTCTTTTTATGTTTTGGGCTCTGTGGGGCGCTACAGAATTGTCTAAGTCTGGTGTTACCAAAGCTTTTTTATTTAATCCTTATCTTCAACGGGGTGAAATGCCCTTAGTAAAAGTTACGGGTATAAGCGCTGTTGAGAGCCCTTTGGACATGGTTTTAAGTGAAATGCCTACTCCCTATAACCTTAAACTTTCTATTAGTCCGACTTTAGATGTTAGTCGTTTGAAGGTTAACGAATGTTATGCCTGTGTAGGGGCATTGCGACCTGCCGCCATGATTGGCGAAACTAATGGTCACAAAAATGGTCAGGCTACTCCATATTGGGATGGTTGGCTTAAATCAATTGGCAATGATCCGTCTGAAGTTTTTAGTGATTTGTTAGAGCAATATACTTTGACTAAAAATCACTGGCAACAATTGAAAGCTCATAAAAATGGTGTTAATGACTTTGAGCCTACTAAGCTGCCCCTTCCTCCTAAACCCCCTGATCTTTCTAACAGTTGATGTTTCGCCTACAAATGATGGCTTGATAATGATTATTGTTGAGTTTATTTGGAATCATTTGTTTATTGTTCTCACACAATTTTTTTGCTTTGCGTTGATTCTACGGATTGTTAGGATGTTTGTTGAATGAGAGGTTAAGGTGCATGACTCCAATTCCCGGACTAGATTTAATGGTCGTTGCTTTGGCTATTTGGCCGCATGCTTTGCTTTTTTCTGTTGTCTGCTTTGGATTTTGGGCGATACTTTCTGCACTTCAGTAATTGCTGCTGATAGGATTACTGGTGCTCAAGCGGTTGCTAGTTTGCAAGCAATTTTGGGGAGTCCTGAGCAGTTTATTGCAGATATGAAAGCAACAACTCAGGATTTTATCCACGACCATTTTGGTTCTCTTGCTATAGCTGCTGCTTTTGGAATTGCTGTCAGGATGAGGTCTTAAGTATGGTTTTTTTAATAAGTTTATATTTTCTTACAACGCCTGTTCCTGGCGCTAGTGAGGCTATGAACTTTATTCAAGAGGATGTCAAAGTAGTTATCGAATTTGCTACGAATTGGAGTGTTCGAGTTGCTCTTGGTGTTACTAGCATTCATGCTTTCATTGTTTTATGTAAGAGGTTTTTAGGCTAATGAAAAATTTCCTTAAATCAGTAGCTATTGCTGCTGAGCGCTACCGTGAGCTACCAAATAAAGTCATTGACACTAATGTTATTCTTTTGGCTTTAGTTATAAATTGTTTGGTAGTGGGAGGGACGGTATTGTTTGCTAAGTCCTCCATCACTGATGCTTGTTTAATTCCTGCTCTTGAATCTCAAAAAAATCATGATCCAGACATTAAACCTTGAAACAGAAAACCTTGAAACAGAAGACTCTGATATTTTTTCCATTGATGCTTATCGAGTGGCTGAGCTAAATGCCCTTTTTTGGCAGCAAGAAGAAATCAGGCGAAATAACATTGTTGCCTTTTCTAGGCTTGGTTCTGCTGTTACTGTTACTACTGCTATCGGTTTTGGCACTCCTGTGCTTGCTGCTGGCGGTGGTGGCGGTGGTGGTGGTACTGGTGGTGCTGCCGATGCTGCTTCTGCTGCTGCTGCCACTATCGCTACAGGTGTCCAAAACGTGATCAATATGATCACTGCCATCAATGGCATTGGTGGTGCTGCGTTTGGAGTCGCTTTACTTCCCCTTGGATTTATGCTTACATTGCGAATTCTCAATATGGTTTTGAGTCGCGTGTAAGGTAATTATTTGAGGCGATCGCTTTCCTTGCCGATCGCCTCTTCATTTAATTTTTATAGAGGTTTTATTGTGTCTATTACAGGTATTTATGGGCTTCCCGGTCGGGGCAAAAGTTTATTGATGTTGCAGCATGGCTTGCGTATAGCTGAAAAATATCATCTTAGACTTCTGACAAATTTTGTGCTTGACCCGCTGCACCTTGCTTACTATTGCAAAGTAAATAATTTAAAATGGCTTTGGGAAAATATTCCCAAAGGAATTATTTACTATGTTTCTAGTAACAAAAATTTTGCACAATTTCTTCAAATTAGCAATGCTGTAATTTTATTGGATGAAATGGGGCTTTATGCTCCCAGTGCTCAACACTGGACTTTGCCACCCGAGGCATTTAACGCGATTGCTAATAATCGCAAGCGCGCTCAGCATATTGTTTACACTGCTCAATATCCCTCACAGGTGCACAGTTCTATACATCAAGTTTGTTCCGAAATTCTCTATGCTGAGGGTGTTGCGGTTTGGGATGACAAGTTAAAGAATGATAAATTGCTTTTCAAAGATGTCCATCTTTTTATGCCCTCGGAATTTGAGGTTTGGTTTCGAGATCCAAAAATTCGTAAAAACCCTGTCAAAGTATGGGTACTTGCCACGAAGCATTGGAAGGGAATTATTAATGCTCTCGATTCTTTGACTTTCCGTACCTACGATTCTTTTGGATTAATAGAAGAACAGGATGGTCAATTTAAATCTCAACCTTTTGGTTATAAGCCCTATGTTATTGATCCGGTGGGATTTTGTGAAATAGCTGCCGAGGAGATAGAGAGCGAAGGTTATAGTTTTTCGGATATTGAGAATCGCTTAGATATTTATTATGAGAATGAGAGGAAGTCCAAAAAGAAGATATACGAAGCTAGTAAGAAAACTGCTTTTGTTGCGTGGAAAATTTGCGGTAATATTCCGTTTTTTGGTATGCACCCTTTCCAAGATTTGTTATTAAATCTTTGGAAGATTTTACCTGCCACTGCTTATTCGGGTTTGGTAAAATTGGATGTAAAGCTTACTTCTGAGTACAGAACTTGGAAAAATTTTGATAACAAGACTAAGGAAGATTATAAAAATTTAGCTAGGGTTTCTCTAGGAGTCTTGTTTACTTTGTCATTTTTAATTGTGGTTAATGTTTTTCTGGGAGGCAATTCGCTTTTTGCCTTGCTTTCGTTAATGGGTGCTTGTTACGCTCCTTTACTAATTGTTAAGTAAGTTATGTTATACACTACACTACACAACTTTCTATTAGATCCTACAGCAGAATCTGTGGATTGTTTGCCTCGTTTTCCTCGTATTGATTGGCTGAGGTTTCAAGTTGAAAGTTACTCGCCCTGGCTTTGTCTTGAAATCCAGCAGCTAATTAATTTACCTTTTGAAGCTTTACCCTCTAATTCTAATGATAAGAATGCTCCTTTTCGTGCATTAAACAGAACTTGGGATAATATCTTTGAATTTCAATCTTCACAGATAGGAATTAAAAAACCTATTTTAGAGGGTAATTCTTATAGATATTTCGTTGATTTAAACGGTAAAACTTTGGCTGGTTTAGCTCTTAACATTCTTGTTGATTTACTTGCATATTGTCAAAAAGAAATTAGTTTTATTGGTAATAGAATTGATGTTGCTCTCGATTTTCCTGTCGCTTCTCATCCTTTGTGTTATCGACCTTGGGAATTGCTTGTAAATCATAATTTGATTCGTGGTTTCCGCAGCGTTAAAAGAGTATCAAATACTGGTAATCGTCCTGGCTCTACTGTTTATTTAGGTTCTCGTGAATCTGAAAGATTTGTTAGAATTTATCAAAAAACAATAGGTGAGGAAAGTTTTGATAGGTTAGAAGTAGAATTTAAACGCGGTACTTCTCAATTCATTATGGAGGATTTGGCAGAGCTAAATAATGTAGTTGCTATAATAAAATTTTTAAATGGGGTTGCTATTAAGCAAATGGAGTTTGTCCCTGACCCCCGCACTGATTTTTTTAAAATTTATCACTTTGGTGCTATTTATGTACCTCCGACTAAGCAGCATTTGGATATTGAGCGCTCCATAGCATTTATTGAGCGCCACTCCGCAACTTTTGCAATGATTCGAGAATATATGGGTGTCTCGGAATTCGATAAATTTATGTCAAGTCTTTTTGTAACTGGTAAAAATAAAATGAAATTTCGCCATTATTCACTTCTTAAGAATGCGAAGTTATTAGGTTCTACTGCTGCTCTTTTTATTTGGTTTTTTGCAAGTTTTAGCTCTAGTGTATTAGCCTCTAACTTAACTTGCCCTGCCCCTGTACCGCTTTCGTTTCAAGTCAGCCAAAAGTTCCCAATCGACATTGTTAATCCCACGGCAGCAGAGCAAGCATACTTTGACAATATCGGTGATGGATGTTTTGAAATAAACTCAGGGCTAAATTTCGATCGCATTTGTTTGCCCGGAATGATTGTTAATGCTCTCCGCCCATTTGTGATTATGGGACTGGGTTTAAGGTTTATTTTTAGTGATTAATAATATGCTGCCTTTTATTTTGCCTTTATATATTGCCACTACACCAGCGCCACCACCCACATATACCTGGTGTGTTTTTCAGATGATCCAAGTTGACAGTCGCGAGATGATCATCGCTGCTTATGGTATGGGTAATGTTCCCAGTGGAGTAGACTTGAACGGCTTGTGTCAAGCGTTTTACACTCGGGATATTAGAGCAGAAAATAAGCCTTTAGAGCTTGTAAGTTTTACAGGTACACAAAATCAGAGTAATCCTGATGCCTTTTACCTTGCAAATACTTCTAGGCGTCCCTTAACTCAGGAGGAACTTGAGTTATATGACTGCTTACTTAATAAAGATGGCGGTTCTGTTCTATCAAGTAAAGTATTGGATCTGATGCCTACTTCGCCTAACTCAATTCGTATTCCAGCATTAATGATTTCTGCCCTTGATAGCATCAACTCGCCCATTTTGCGTTATGCGGCTGTTGTTACTTATTCGACTGGTTTGCCTATTATGGTTATCGCAGGCTTAGTTAAAGCTTGGCGATTAGCTTTTAAAAGATAATTTTATGCTTTTACGTTTTGCTAAAATTGCAGGAGGTCTGAGGGCTATCATAACTGAATCTGGACCACTTGTTGCCACTTCTGTAGCTTTACTTTCTGCACGTAGTGTTGCCTATTTTGTTGGGTTTACTTTGGGGAGTATTGTCAGTGGTTGGCTTCCCATTATTGCAACTTTAATCTCTGTCGCGGGTTTTTTTAATGCTGGCTCGAATACTCCTGAGTGCGAAGCTTATCGCGCTCAAATGAGAGCCATAGACGCATCCAACAGGGCTTTAATGGCTAGCTATCAGCTTACTCTTGCTCCCTATATAGCTGCTGCTAATGCTTATAGCTTGCGTTATTTAAATGCTCTAAAGTCATTGGCTCCTAGTTATAATTCTCTTGAAATATGTCGTGTTCCATGTGCAATAGATTGCAGTGGGAGTTCTCGTGATTCAGTTTGTGGGTTTTTATGTTGGGGGTGTATGCAAGATGTTTCTAATCGGTATTATGCTGCTGCTCGTGCTGCTGCTGGTAGTCCTCCCGTTCCTCCTCCCCCTCCCGCTTTTCAAACTTATCCTGCTTGCTCGGCTCCGAATTGCCCCCCCGGCAAGAAAGTTTGGGCGCAAGTATTGTGGGCTAGTCCTAACGAAAATTTTACTGAGGCTAAGGGATGCTACATTGTTGCTTATTCTCAAGATGCCCCTACACTTCCAGTTAAAATTGAATACAATCCTTTTTTGCCTAAGCTTTTTGTAGAGTCTCGCGCTCTTTCTTACTACCTTGTAAATGGTGATAGGTATCGCGGACTTCAAGATAATCAATGGAAAAATTTAGAGTCTGTTTCTGGCTGGGATAAAGGATACTGGCGTTCTGAGGTCACTGATCCAGAGTGTCGGGGCTGGCGTCCTGGTTGGAGTCGCAAGGTTAAATAGTTATGAAATATTATTTCAAGTTAATTATTAATGGTTTCAAGTTTGGTGCTGCTTTCAATCTAATTACCTTAATTTTGCTCGCTGTTTACACTTTATTTGTAGAGCATTATTTTCGTCCGTTTTCCTTTGCTTTTAATCCTTCGATTGAGCTGGGGACTGCTGTCTCTGGCATGAAAATCTTTAGCGATGCCAATCCCAAAAATCATGCTTTGCGTCCGGCCTGGGCAAAAATTCAGAATGATTTTAGTCTTTTCCTGCCAGAATTTCAACTTAGAGCTGATTGGCCTCAGTCATCCCCTCGTTTAGACAGATGGTGCAAGGGTAACAAGTGCTGTGCTCATCGGATCGGATTTAGCGATCGCAGAATTCGGGATTATAAATGCTTCACGCTTGACGATTGGTACTTAACTAATCGGGATTTTCTCGGCTCCGACCTTGATCGCTCTCTTGTCTCCAGTCTGAACAGTTTTTTACTTAGGCTCCCTACGGGTTCCCGCGTAATAGTCAACGAACCCTATATGCTTTTCGCGGATCGGAGAAGTTTCAACACTTTTACTAGCTGGTTTTTGTCCCTGGTCGCTGAGCACCCTCAGCTTAAGTTTGAAATTGGTGTACAAATTCACTTGCAATGGGTTGATTCTTATTGGTGGCAGTATCACGGCTGGCTGATTCCTGCTCTGGGTCATTTCGGCAAGAAGCATAATATTCGCTGGGGTCTGTCTGAGTTCTCTATTTACAATCGACTTTGGAAGCCTCGTATCGCTTATGGTGGGGCTACTCCTGAGCGGATGCGGCTAATCGATCGGATTGAGTCCGTGATTCCCGATCGCTTTCGGGATGCCGTTGTAGCTCACCAGGCTTATTTGCTCCATACTGCGGCTCTTGAAGCGGGTGCCACAGTTTTTATTGAATGGGGAAATTTCCCGACGACTTGGTTTGCCACTGCGATCGACCCTCAGTACAAATCGACTTTCGCCTTATACGATTGGGAGGGTAATCCTAAATTGATGTATTGGGCAATTGCTCGCAGCTTGAGGTTGAAAAATGCTACAAATTAGCACTACACTTAAGAAGCTCCTGGACGTGACAGTCAAATCCATACCTCGTAAGCTTTTTAGGTTTGGTTTTAATTTTTAATGTGTAGCAGTTATTTACAGCTCCATCAGGATATTTTGGTATACTGAGCGAAAAATCCCCTGGTGTCGATCGCGCCCAGGAGCCGATCCGGAAAAAATCCCCCGGTGTTAATCGCGCTTAGGAGACGGGGCAAACTCTCCAGTCTCGAATCCCTAGCCTGATTTGCCGACTGCAACTTTTAGCTCAGGCTATGAGTCTATCCTCATAAAGCTGTATTGGTTTTAATCCTAGGGCTGGGAATGGTTGACATAAACTCTTTATATAGCATATGATAATTTCATGAAGGTATCTATCATGATAGATACTCATATATCCTCTGTTCTCCATCCGTATCAATTACAATTTGCGTTCGCGCAAAAACTTATACTTAGCGCGAAAGTTGATTTTTCAAGCTAAGGTGAGATGATTATTAAATAACCAGCCAACCATAACAGGCGCTTATTGTCAATAGTATTATTGACAAGACATTTGTATGGAAAAAAATAAAAGTATGGATCTAAAATTGGAATTAGGCGGTAGTATATAAATAGGTAGGCGCTGTCAAACCCAACTATGTAAATACTGGTAAAGTATCCCATACCCTCTAGTGGCTAACTCAGCCCTATTTACACCGTATTATCTGGTTTAGTTTGATATCGCCTACCTACTTACAAAACACAAAGGCTACCCTAGAGTGGAATCCAGGTAGCCCTTGAGTTTTAGCTAAAGATTTTTGGTGATTGAAGGCGAAATTCTTAATCACCAAGAAAAAATCACATAACTTTGAGGTTTGATTACATGACTGATCGTAACATAACAAAGGCTAATTCGCCCAATCAATTTCCGTCTTCCAAGAAAAAATTTTCGGCAGATTTTCTTGAAGCTGTTGTTTGGCTACTGCTTCTTGGTTCGCTGGGGCTAGCCTTCCTTGACCCCAGCATTCGACCACTATTTCTGGATCTAACTAATAACGTGGTTCTAGCTCTCGCACTGCGTGCATCACTGCCCTTAACCCAAGATAGCAACATAATAGATCGCACTGATTAGTTGAAGAGTTTGCTCTGGGAGTGGCGAGTTTAATTTCCAGCTCCGAGGGGCGATCCTAACAGTTATTTCCAACCAAGGAATGACCGATATGATCGCCCTTTCCTAATTAATCGCCTAATTTCTCTAATGAAAATAAACAGGCACGGGCAAGCGGTTATTTTGTCTCAGAATGAAATAGAGCTGCTGTTTGTTGAGGGGCTACAATCCGATCGCGAACGAGCTTTATTTGGGGTTTGCCTTTATACATCAGCTCGCATTGCCGAAGCCTGCTCGATGTTGTCTGAGGATGTTTATACGCCGGGGGGTAAAGTTCGATCTTCTGTAAACATTCGCAAAGGAGCAACCAAAGGTAAACTTGCAACCCGCAGCATTCCCGTCATCGAAGACTTGCGATCGCTTTTGACTATCTGGCAACCTCACGCCGGCGAGATTTATTTATTCCCAGGCCGCCACCCTTCCCATCATTGGCGTCACATTACTAGCGACTCGGCGGCTCGGCTTTTTAGGGAAGCTTGCAAGCGGGTCGGAATTGAAGGAGCTTCTACCCACAGCTTCCGACGGACAGCTCTCACTCAAATGAGTAATGCCGGCATCCCGTTGCGCGTCATTCAAGAGGTCAGCGGGCACAGCAGTTTGACAGAATTACAGAAATATTTAGAAGTTACCGAGGCTCAAGTTAGGGGAGCCGTCTCTGCACTTTCGATGATTTCGCATGGCGGGAAACCGCGTTATCACGACTTAGACCTTGAATCTCGCTCGGTGCGCCTAATTCAGTCTTCAGAGATTTTAAAAAGTCACGTTGTTGACACTGAATAGCTGATTGTTGAGAATAGACACTGCGGAGGTTTTGAGGATTTCTCTATTGAAGTTTAGTAAGACAAAAATGTAAGACAATTGTATATTGTAATACATTGTTTATATGTAAGACAAATTTCGTAAGATAAATAAGACTGTCCCGTAAGATAACTTATGAGACCCGTCTTATATTTTGAAAGATTGTTTTACAAAATGTAAGACGATTGGATTTATGTAAGACAATAGCTAATAAAATGATCTTAAACTTTTGATGTTCTGCTGAGGTTTTGGATGTTATCAACGCGCTATGTCAAGAGGGTTATTTATCTGAAATCATAAAGCACGGACGCGATCTGACTAAAATCCTCGTAGAAAACCGTAACAGTGACTTAGTAGTTATTGTTACGGCTTTCTACGAGTTACAAAGCTTTAGTTGCGTAAATTTAGAAACTAGAGCGGGACGTTAAACACTTCGCCAGGGCGTGGCAGTCTAAAATGGTGCCATACAGGTTCGGATAAGCCATTAATATTGGTTACGAATAGACGGGTTTGCTCTTCAGGTAAATCGCTCTTTGCCAATTGAAAAGTTTGAGCGAAAGATAGATGTCCCTTTAGCCATTGAGGAACTTGAGGCAAATTTAAATAGCGCTTTGCCCATTGGCAAATTTCAGTCCATTCTTCTTCAGTAATGTCATCTTGAGGGTCTAAAATGAACCCAACAGATATTTGCTTAAGCTCACTAAAATCCATAATGAAGCACCATTTACTACTACTTGAATTATATCATACTACTTAACTATAGTGTGCTGCTTGAAGTATGACTCTTGACAAAAAGCGCTCTCTATGGTAAAAGCCGATTAGTTAGAGTGCTGTTGTCCGATCTCGACAATTTATCGTTATGTGAGTAAAAACTCGATAAGTAATACAGATAGTACACTACTGTAAGACAGTATAAGTAACACGGATAACACTGGGTTGTAAGATGATTTGTTGTTATATGTCTTACATTTCCTCTTTAGTGTTTTACGATAAAGTAAGACAACTAGAGAAAGTGTAAGACAATGGCTGATAAAACACTGTTAAATTTTCGATGTCCCTCTGAGCTTTTAGATGCGATCGACGTGCTAGGTCAAGAGCGCCACCCATCTGCAACCGCGAAGCACGGATGTGATCGAACTAAGACCCTGCTTGATATTGTGCGGGCTGGTATCGAGGCCTTATCTAATGGAGCGATTGTCTTACCAGTGTCAGATAAAACTGTAAGACATAGTAAGGTAGATAATGCGATCGATATCGAGGCAAGGTTTGCCATCATTGAGGAACGTCTGGGAAAATTGAGGGCTTGAGTGATTCTCTTGAGTTGCTCAAGCCTAATGCAGAGATTGCAGACAGCGAGTTACAGATTGAGATAGGTGACTTAAAGGCAGAGAATGAAATTTTGAATGCTCAGTTTGCTAATCTTTTAGAATCTAGTACCTCATTAGCTAACGAACTTTTGCAGCAAGCGGAAATTTTGTTAGCACAGCTTGAGGGAGAGAAATCTCGGTGCGATCAGTTGCGGCAAGAATTGGACGATCAGGAAGAATCTTGTGCTGAGCTGCGATCGCAATTTGAAACAGTGCAGGCTGAGAACCAACGGTTACAGAAAGATTTAGGTAACTCAGAAGCACGGAACGAAGAACTCAACCAGGAAATAGCGCAAGTTCGATCCCAACTGGAAGCAGAGCGCGCCGATCGGCAGGAAATCGAGGCGGAACTTTCCGAGCTAAAGCAAAATTCTGCTCGGGCCGCCACACTTTTCGAGAAATTAACACCTGATGCGGCCATGATTCTTAACCAGGTTCGAGCTAAACGCGAAAAATTAAAAATCGGTCTGGATGATCTGAAAGTTATCCTAAAAATTTTGGCAAGCTCAGCCAAGAAAATTGAGGAAGAAACATAAGCGTGGGCCGCGGCGGGGCGTTAGCTGATTGTGGCCCTTCCCCCGCCGCGGCCGCGTGCTGT